CGTTTACATTAAAAATGATGGTAACGTAGGTATAGGTGATTCAAACCCTTCTTCTAAATTAACAGTACAAGGAGACATATCTTCTTCAGGTTATATATCCTCAGCAACCAATATTACAGCTTCAGGTGGAAATATATCACTTGGAGCATCACCTTCAGCTAATATTGTAGGTGAAGGTGATATTACAATAACATCTAAAAGAAATCTATTTCTCCAACACCGTGAAAACTACTCAGTTCAAATTCAAAACCTTGAGGGTGATAATATTATAGAGGCAGCTCAAGGGCAGGTTACTATTACAGGTAATATTACAGCTTCTGCTAACATAAGTGCAAGTGGAGATTTATCTATTGAAGGATTTCCAAGTGTATCTGCTTCTTTAGCAACTATACCCTCTCCCTCTGCACAGCCTGCTCTTTTACATTTAACATCAGATAGAGAATATAATTTACTTGAAACAGGTTCAGTTGAATGGAGTGAACAAGTTCTTGCTACTAACACTACAGCAAATTATTTTGAATGGAATGCTGGTGACTCTGGTAGTAGAATTTATTTTAAAGAAGATGGGTATTACGAAGTAACTAGTATGGTAACTTATTATATATCCCCACCACAAAATGCCTCTAAAACACGTGAACAATTAAAAAATAGAATCAGAGTAGACGGTACAACCTACCTTTCAGGATCAGATAGAGGTTCTTATGCTAGGGGTGGATCTAATATTTTAGGTACAGCCTCTAGTACTCATTTTTATTCTCCTTTCTATATAAATTCTGCTTCTTATATTGAAAGTATAGTAGATTACGATGGTGGAGCCACAGGAGGTGAACCTGGCCTTCCTCTTTATTTAGATCCCAAACAATCTCTATTTACCGTTAAAAAACTTTAATATATTTATAATTAAACAAAAAAAACAAATGGCTATACAAGCAACTTCAACATTCGAATATAATTCTGGAGTATACACAAATCCCTACTTTAGAATTGTTTTACACTTACCACAGGATGGACAACAAACCCCTGTAGATTGTTTTATGTATTCTACACAAGAGGCATATGCTTCTGGAAGTGGACAGATTGCCTGTTTTCCTTTCTATGTTAGTAATGTGTCTGCCTCAGCAGATAACAGCGGGGATAATGTAATTAACAAATATCTTTTATATGTTACAGAACAAGTTACAGGTTCATTAGAAACAATGTCTTCAGGATCAACATTCAATATTGTAGAGATACCAACTTCCTAATATTTATAACCAAAACGTGTAATGGCAAACATTCCGATTTGGGCAGGGTCAAGTAGTTTCTTCCCAGGAACAACACCCTTTGGATTCTACGATAACGACTATCAATTCCAGCAAGACGCTGATAAAGTAGCAAAGTTTTGTGCTTTGCGATTAGGATATCCTATTGAAAATGTAGAACTACAGGATACAAACTTCTATACTGCCTTTGAACAGGCAATAACAGTTTATGGAAACGAATTATTCGCCTATAAACAAAGAGAAGATTATTTATCCTTAGAAGGATCTGAAAATTCCTACGAAAAAACTACAACCAATTTATCCAATACTTTAGTAACCCCTAACTTAGGCCCCATTATCCAGCTTTCAGAGCAATATGCTACTGAAGCTGGAGTAGGTGGGGATGTAACATACCACAGTGGTTCAATTGCTGTAACTGCTTCGGTTCAAGATTATGACTTAAATACTTGGGCAACCTCACAAGGGATTTCTGGTAGTGATGTAGAAATTAAAAAAGTATTTTACGAACCAAAACCAGCATCATTTGAATTCTATGGTGGTTTAGGTTACACTGGAACAGCTATCGCAATGTTTGGGGAATCAGCTGGTTTAACAGCTTATGGTGGTAATCAATTCTTAATGATGCCCTTAAGTTTTGATTTACAAGCTATCCAACAACTTGAAATGTATAGAAATGTATTATTCTCAAACTATTCATTCCAGTTAATCAACAACAAGTTAAGGATATTCCCAATCCCAGATTCAGGTGAAACAGGAAATATTTGGTTCCAATATATTTTAAAATCAGATAGATTTACTAATAGTTTGGAAAGTGGAGATAATCTAGTTACAAATGTTTCTCAAATGCCTTACAGAAACGTTGAATATAAAGCAGTAAACTCTGTAGGTAGAAGTTGGATATTCGAATATACATTAGCATTAGCTAAAGAAATGTTAGGATATGTAAGAGGTAAATACTCTTCAATCCCAATCCCAGGAGACTCAGTAACATTAAACCAAAGTGATTTAATATCGGCCGCTAACACTGAAAAAGATGCTTTAATTACTCGTTTAAGAGAATATTTTGATACAACTTCACGTCAATCTCTATTAGAGAGACGTAACGCTGAATCAGATGCTCGCCAAAGTGAGTTAGATAAAGTACCAATGACAATCTTTGTAGGATAATGGCATTATTTGGAGAAGCAAGAGATATAAGCCTGTTTAGGCATATCAACCGTGAGTTGATGGGAAATATTATTTCTCAACAATGTGTTTACTACAAGTACGATATTGAAGATACTAAAGTAAACATTTACGGGGAATCTGCTACAGAAAAATATTACCACCCACCCGTACTTTTAAATTGTTTAATTGAAAGATCTGACCAACAATTCCCTGAAAGTGAATTAGGTGTAAATTTCCAATGGGGAATTACATTTAAATTTTTTAGAGACGATTTATTGGATGCTGGTAAAGATTTTAACCAAAACTTCCAATCGGCTCAAAATTATGGTGCTAATTTAGTTCCTGAAGTTGGAGATATCATCTCATGGGAAAATGGATATTATGAGGTAGATACTACAAATGCTAACCAATATTTTGTAGGTAAAAACCCAGATTACCCTAACACAGATGATAATGGAAATAACCCATTGGAAACTGGTTTAGAGAATTTTGGCTCGAGTATTTCTATTATTTGTTCCACTCACTATATACCTGCAGATAAAGTAGGTATTACTAAAGAAAGATTCTAATGCCAGACTATAGAAAATCTGTACCAAAGTCTCAAAAGGAAATCAGTAAAGATGTAACTAATCCATCTTTTACTCAATCCCCTGACCCTAACCAATTTACAGACCCTAAAAACCCAGATCAAACTGGAATTGATTTTAATAGGTCTGAAAAATTATCCCGTAAAGGAGATGATTATAAAGATTTTACAGTAGGATTAGAAGATATTGATACTGCTATTGTGTATTATTTTAATAACGTGATTAAACCTTTTGTGTATCAAAATGGACAAAGAACCCCTGTACCTATAGTATATGGTTCTCCTGAAAGATGGAAATCAGTACAAAAAGATGGGTATTATAGAGATAAAAAGGGTGCCATTATGATGCCTATTATAATGTTTAAAAGAAATAGTGTATCTAAAAATAGAAGTTTAACAAATAAACTAGATGCTAACCATCCTAATGTTTATGCTTCTTGGCAAAAATCCTATAACACTAAAGATTTTTATTCTAATTTTAGTGTCTTAAATAACAGAAAGCCTACAAAACAGTTTGTAGCTAATGTTGTTCCTGATTATGTTGATATTCAATATAGTGTAATTATTCAAACTTATTACATTGAACAACTAAATAAAATAGTTGAAGCTATCAACTATGCTTCTGATTCATACTGGGGTGATCCTGAAAGGTTCAAATTTAAATCACGAATTGATTCGTTTAACACAGTAAATGAAACCAGCCAAGGTGAAAATCGCTCAGTAAAAAGTACATTTAATATAAACTTATTTGGATATATTGTACCTGATACCATTCAGAAAAATGTATCTTCTATTAAAAAATACAACGAAAAATCTACAGTTACTTTCTCAATGGAACTAACAACAAAAAATCTTTAAAATATAATTAGGAATTTAAACTCCTAATATTTATATTTGGTTTTAACTTAAAATTTAATATTTATTATGGAACAAGTGTTTTTAACAGACGAAGAATATCAAAAGATTTCTAATCTACAAACAAATCAAAGTAATCTATTTGCTACTTTAGGACAAGTAGAATACCAGTTGCAATTTTTGAATACCCAAAAAACTGAACTTTTATCTCAACTTAAAGAGTTAGATGGTAAAAATGAAGAAATTGGTAAAGAATTACAAGACAAATATGGAAATGGTACTATAAATATGGAGACTAAAGAGTTTGTAAAAACTAGTTAATTTTCAAATTCTCTTCTAATATTTATGGTAAATAATACTTTTAAACAATGGCAGAAACATTAGTATCACCTGGTGTATTAGCAAGAGAAAATGACCAGTCGTTTATCACAGAGCAGCCCGTACAAGCCGGAGCTGCTATCGTAGGTCCTACAGTTAAGGGTCCAATTGAGATCCCTACAATAGTAACTTCATATTCGGATTTCCAAAATAGATTTGGTACTACTTTTGAAAGTGGAAGTAACGAATATTCGTTCTTTACATCAATTGCAGCCCAAAACTATTTTAACAACGGAGGTAACACATTATTAGTAACTCGTGTAGTAA